TTTTTCTTATACGGTGGTTCTAGCGGTCGTTTAACCAAAGGTTTCTATTTTGTCATAAAGGAATATATGGAACAGGTGGTTGAAGGGCCTAGATTAATTGAAAACGGTGCCAGATTTTATATGTCTTCTCTCTTATCGGGGTGCCATTCGAATCGCGTGAATATTTATTTATATGCTTTAAATATTGGCGTTTTAATAGGATTTTTAGGAATAGTTGGATTGGTTCTCTATTATTGTTATAAAAATCGATTGTCGCCAGCAGAAGCCTATCAAAAACAATTGAAAGAGCAAGAATATGTGCTTTCTAAAATCCGGTTTTATAAAGAGCATCAGGCATCTATCGCCAGTCGGGCTTCTATCACCGGCCTACCTACAGTAGACCCAAGACCCATTTGAATAATTTAGTCACAAGTTTGATAAATGTATGAAAAAATATGCGTGTATTATAGTATGTCAGAAAGACAAGAAAGACAAGAAAGACAAGAAAGACAAGAAAGACAAGAAAGACAACAACAAGAAGAAACGGCTCAATCCGATTTTCTGGATATTTTAGAGCATTTGGAACCTACCGCTTCCGTCATCGATGTCCGTATTCCTCTTACGGGGGCACTTGATTGTTCGGTTCTCTCAAAATGTAATTTCACAGGTATAACGGCAATTCTTTTTGCCCCTGGCGGAATTACTTCTATAAATGGTATTCCAAAGGGTGTCACAAAGGTAATATGTGGGGGAAATAAATTAACGGACATCCCCGCCGAATTACCTGATTCTCTAGTCGAATTGGATTTACACGAGAATATGATTGGCGAAGTTCGCGAAGGCACGTTGCCGACAGGATTGAAAGATATAAACCTTTGTGACAATCGTATAAATTCTTTGGCGAATTTGCCGAAAGATTTAGAAATTTTAAGGTGTGAGAACAATCGTATGAAAGTCTTGAATTTGACTGGGATTGTAGGTTTGCGTATTTTAAAATGTGGAAGTAATCCATTATTGGTCATCGAAGGTGTTCCGGATACTTTGGAAGAATTCGATTCAGATACGGATATCGTAGTAGAGATTCGAGGAACAGATAAGGGAGAACACGAAGAGATAGAACAAAAGGCGAATTATAATGAGGCCCTTTATACTTTTTTTGAAATGAAACGGGAATATGAGAACCGCGCATTTTTATCAAAACGCGAGATTTTCCGGGCATCCAAAACGAAAAAGGAGGCTCGAATGAAAATAAAAATGTTGAAACCGAAATGCTCTTATTGTGAGAGACCAGTTGGTTCTATTTTTAAAACGGAGGGGCGCAAATTCATCGCTAGATGTGGTGATGGAGCGCATCCTTGTCCTTTTCATATAGAATTATTTGGCGGGGAATATAGTAAAATAGAACATATGATGGGGGAATACCAGAGAACCGTCGAATTCACCAAACAATCGATTATCGAAGACAAACTCAACGTTCTCTATAAATACCTGAATGAAAAGGATGCGGTGGATTTCTTTAAAGATAATTTGGATTATTATACAAAACAAAGTGTCCATTTAGAAAGTCTTACAAATGAATATATCGATTTGTATTTCAATCCAGAAACAGAAGAAAAAATTCTTGTAAAACGGAAAAAAATAGCGGATATTCAAGACAAAATGGAAGAACTCATTCGAGATTATCGAGCGACAGAGAATCCGGAAATAATAAAGGATATTTCAACTATATATGAACGCGAATTAATACCAGAAATAAATAATTTGTCGCTTATTCGATGGCAAACACGCGAAATGAATGAGAACCCTTTCACAGGACAATTCGAGTTGTTTCAATTACCCTATCGAATGGCACAATTGGAATATACTTTTGGCGAATATCCCAGAGTGATTCATTATCGTATAAATCGGTAACTATCACACTCGGTTGTCCCCATTATATATGAAAGAGTCTAAAGAATAATATATTCTTATAATATGAAGAAATGATATATTCGTTGGTATATATCATTAGTTATTACAATATAGACAATTTTTTTCGTTATGTATATTTACCCCTTTTTGACACTCCTACGACCCTTATAAAAGACGAACCAGACCTCTATTTTTTATTGACCTCGACGAGCTATTTTATGCTTTTTGTTTATGCTTATATTGTTATCTATCGTTTTTTGATTATTAACACTTATAATATTTACAGTTTTCGTTTGATGGCAATTTATTTGAAATATATAGTGGATATTTTATTGATTCCAAATACAACGATCGTTGAATATGAAATGTCGAGAACAATTATGTGGGTATTTGCTACACCCATTATGTTGGATATGTTAAGCGAAGTCAACAATATAAAATGTCTCAACGTTCATTATCATATTTTGTGTGTTATTCTTTCTGTTTTTGTGATTCCCTTGAAAAACACTTCTATTTATTGGGCGTTTTCATTCCTATCTATAGTATTCTTTTTTCTGTTTTTGAAAAAACTCGTGGCTTTTTATCATTTGCCATTTACGAATACTTTTATAATGATATGGATAATTTTCTTTTGTATTTTTTCTCTCGAAATATTGACACCTGTTCCTACAAAATATATTCATGCCTTATTCAATATTTCTGATACATTATGTAAATTTATTTGTAATACAGTCATATTCAATCATATAGAAGAACAAATCATAATGGCTAATTATATGGATTTACAAAGCACCGAATTTGTAACCAAAATGATTCGTCATATAGAAGATTATAAAAAGAATCATATCCAAATAACCGATGTTTGTGATTATTTTATAAAACAATTTATGAAATCTTTTTCAGAAAAAATCCCGAGAACCAACGATAAATTGAAACTCGAATTGTTGAAAAAAATCTTGCCATTCAATTTAGCCGATAGTTATGTGGATTTTTACAATCAAGGAATGAACACAGAATTTACATTCATATGTGTTCTCTTTATGGATATTGTGAATTATACCGAATTGGCTAAAAAATACGACGGGAATACGATTTTTCGCTTACTTCATTCCGTCTATAACCATTTCGACAATATCATAAAGAAATATCAGCATTTACAGAAAATAGAGACGATTGGTGATGCTTATATGGTAGTAGGCGATATATACCGTCATAAATTAAATCATAAAATAGTAGTGAAAGAAATTATATTGTTAGGTCTCGAATTCATTCGCGAAATAAAAACGATTGAAACGCCTGATAAAATACCTCTTTCTATTCGAGTGGGTATTTCTATTGGGCCTGTCAATATAGGTGTATTAGGAAATGAGATACCGAGATTATGTATTGTAGGAAACACGGTCAATATGGCGTCGAGATTACAATCCACCGCTGACCCGAATACGATTCAATTGAGTCGACACATCCACGAATTTATCGATGAAATTGATTTCGGTATGGATTTACATATCCAAGAAAAAACGATGGTATTTTTGAAAAATGTTGGGACCGTATCCACTTTCGTTATTACGCCCACCCATTAACGAATGAGGAAAGGTATTCAAAAAGTAGAAAGTCCATTCTGAACATCACTATTCATTTGAAGTTGTCTTATCCTTTTCACAAATCCTATCTTCTTCTTCTTTTTGACAACATCTCGCGAAAACAATCTAGGTCTTCCTACGGACCCATCGACACTTATTTTCGACCAATATTCTTTTCGAATGAAAAACTCTGGGTCGACTTCCCCATTCCCCTCATCATTCTCTTTGGGTTCATATAGGTAATAATAATAGCGCAACATACATTCAGCAACCAACCGAAATTGCGACCTATCATCCGGATAGGTTTTCGGTTTCCATAAAGCCTCGTCGTCCGTCCAATTGAGAAGTGCGCGAATCTCATCGATTCCTAATGATTGGAAATACATCTGTAATGGCATCGAATTGTTCTCTTCGAAACTATTTTTGGCAAGGGAAATAGCGATTTGGTTGATTTCTTCCATAGACATCGTAATAGTGTATTCTTATTTTTATCATAAAAAGAAGAATCGATTTTCTCTTTTCCAAAGTGAAAAATTGAAATCCCTTTTTCTAAAAAATGAAAGATACACCCCTCCAAAATGCGACTTGTTCTAAAAGACGAAGAATTTACTACCGACACCATTTATTGGCTACTTTCTGGAAAAACCGGGAACACTTATCAATATCTTTTGTTGGGTCGCTGGTCCCGATGTAATGGGTTCGAATTCAACGATGATAAAGCGAAGCCTGGATACATTTATATCGAGAACATACAGCAGGTTCTCGAAAATCTCCGTTAAACCCCATTCACCCATTCACCCATTCCCCTATTGTCATAAAGGAAAATATTCTACCCCTTCGGGTGGGGCCGGAGGCCCCTGCCGGCGGAGCCGGCCCATCCCCGATGGGGTCCTTGGATTTTTTTTGGCGGGGTCTTTTCGGGGTCTTTTCGGGGGCCAGGGCCCCGGGGCTCCGGCTCCGCCGGTAAATGAAAGCAACCGAGAATATTTTCCTTTATGACAATCAAGAGAACAACTTTTTTACCATAATAAAAAAATCGATTTGCTTTTTTTATAAAAAATGAAGAGCACAACTCTCCCCTGAAAAAATGACTGAACCAACTGAATGCCCGATTTGTTTTGACACCATCGATGGTGTCAAAAATAGCGTTACTACTGAGTGTGGACACCGATTCCACGCGAATTGTCTTATGAAGAATATTTCGCATAATGGGTTCGGCTGCCCATGCTGCCGTTCACAAATGGTGGAAGAGCCAGATGAGACTGACGACGATGACACGGAACACACGAGTGTCGTAAGTGATGATGAGGAAATCGAACAAAGAAGCGCAATTATCCTTGATGATTATCCTCTTCGTGGATTTCGATTCCTGATGAACCGTGTTGAAGGAACTGAAATGGAAGCGGCTGATATCGAAGAAGAAAATGTGATGAGTTATTGCGATACAGTTATACCAACGATTGAGTCGATGACAGCTATGTTGGAAGAACGCGGGATTACGATGTTCCAACTTGTTGCCGCTATTATGAGCGACCACGAAGAATACTTGGATTGGGATGAAACCGGATTACAAGCGGATTCCCTTTGGGGGATTATGCGCAATATTATCACGAATTTTCCTGGAAGCCGACCTTACAAACCTTCACAAGAGGAGCTGGACGAGGTTCGTGCGAATCTCGACCAAGCGATGGATGAGGTTGCTATTGCGTAAGTAAATATTCACAAAAACAAAAAATAGACGAAAGTCTTTTTTTACACCGTTGAAGGCTCAGGTATCAGTTGCCAAAAGGTTCCGGAGTTTGAAAGGTTTAACAAGAATTATTATAAGAGGATAAACCATCCCATTGAATATTTTGGGTTTTCGTCCATTTTTTTATAGCACAATAGGGGTCTCCATAAGAAGACCATCCAGAATCAGCAAAATCAACTTTTCCTAAATGTGGATTTTCTATATCATATCCATTTGGAATATCTGTATTATAATATCCTAATGGTAAACGCGGGTCTATACGTCCAGTATAGGTCTCATCTGTAGCAATATCATAATATTTAGGTAAATAACTATAGTTCGATTTCCCTTGAATGTTGTCATAAATATATATTTTATGACCGGTGTTTGCTAAATTACCCAAATTTGCTGTTGGACCTGGTGCTGGGATTTGACACGTTCCATCAGGATTCAATTTCCATCCATCAGGACAGGGGGCCATATCGGGTGGAAACAGTTTCGTTCTTCCGCTATAAAAAATGATTGCTGAATAAATAAAAAGCCCTAAAAAAACTAGAGAAGCAACCAAAATTGTGATAATATGAAAACTATTCATTTTTATATGTTTTTATATATTTCTCATATAATGTTCTCATCCTATTCATAAATTATATCCATTTCCTTCTTTATGACTATCTTGTATTCCTTCTTTATGACTATCTTGTAAAATCATAAAGAAGATGTTATGAACACTCCTCATAAAGAAGATTTTATGAAGGCTTAGTAAAAATCATAAAGAAGATTTTATGAAGGCTTAGTAAAAATCATAAAGAAGATTTTATGAAGGCTTAGTAAAAATCATAAATTTTATGAACAACTATTATTATTAGAAACACCATCCCAATATATTTTATTCGTATTTGCCCAACTAGATTTATCACACATACTTGTCCAATTGGAAGAACCAATATCAATAGCAGTAATTTCATTATCTTCTACAGTAACACCAGTATGTTGAAGTGCCGGTTGAGTCCCTTTTGGAACATTTATACCTGAAATAGGTGGAGAACAAACAGAACCCGATAAAGTCCAAAAATCGGGACACGTGTTTTGAAAATCCGGAAAATTTGCTTTATTTCCGCTTTTTGACATTGCTATTCCTACAACCGTTAAACCGATAATTAAAAGAATCGTAGCTATTATTAAAACAATAATGTAAAACCAATCCATTTATACTAAATGTTTAGCTTTTTATTTTCTCATTTAATAATAAATGGAATTGGATAATTATTTAAAGCAAATCACAGGGTCTAGATACAACGGTCGAGCAAATATCATCGAGAACCCCGACCCAAACGCCGTCTTCAAAATGCAAGAGAGAATTGCTCTTAAAAATAAATCGACCGCTTATAATAGTGCTTTAGCAGGTAATGATTGGGAAGACAATTTATTGGCCCGTGTCTTTTTCTCTGCTGGTAATATCCAGATTCTTCAAAATGGACTCAGAGCAGGGGTTTATAAAATGTCAAAAAATAAAATATCTATTCCTCCACAAAATATCGACCAATTGAAAATTATTATGCGAAGCATCTATTTACAATATGCCGAACACCTACCTGATGGTATCACACAACAAGTCGAACGATTGAATAAATTGGTTTGGGATTATGTTGTTCCTACTGTCTATAATGAAGCTGTAGGATATGTGAAATATATGCAGGACCAAAGTTCTCTCGTTATGCCGATGGACCGACCACTTCATCATGACCGTGAATATAAACAATTGGAATTGAAACCGTGGTTCTAATGGACCCCTTCGGGGCTTGAATATTACTTCTTTATGACATTTTACGATTTTTCATAAAGAAATTGACAGTATATATGAGTGTATTTTTTGGGAGTGTGGGGAGTGATTATAACATCATCCTAGAGCGAATTTCGTTCCAATAATCGAATCGACTCATAATCCTTTGTGACAAATTCAGGAGGCAACGGATTATCCCCTCCTTCGAATGTGATTCGTGTGCAGGCCTCGTTTCCACCATATTCAAGGGCTTGATATACCCACGGCCTCCTTAAAGCATATACGCGATAATATGCCTGTATATAAGCCATAGGAATATCCCACGGTTTGTCAGTAAAATATACTTCTAACATCGTTCTCTGAAGGGCACTTGCTCCCAGAGCCGAGCATACTAAAATCCCGTGACTGGACAACATATGCTGGATTCGAACTACTTCTGGGAACCCTTCGACCGTCTCATAATAATTCGCATAATGAAACATATACGAATTCATACTACAATTTGAAAGACCCACGTAGAGAACATCCGCGTCATCTGGAACT